AAAATTACCAAACTGAATCCCAACTATAATACTTAGTATTAAAGCTACTATTTATTAAATAAAAAAATATATGAAAACAGTAAATTTAGGTACCAAAGATGTGCAAATAAAAACTTCATTAGATGAGGTAACAATTAAAAATTTTGAGGATTTATTAACAGTTTCAACATCTGAAAATTATGAGGATGAAATAGAAAGAAGAATCGACCTCATCCATATGTTAACCAACTTATCTATTGATGATATTGAGAATTTAGATTTAGAGGATTTTAAAAAAATAAATTCTGATGTTTTTATGCTAGGTCTAGAAGATGGTAGCACTAAAAAAGATATCTTTGAGTTTGAAGGTAAGGTTTATAAAACCAGAAACCCTATTGAAACTTTCAAATTAAATATTCGTGAAATTATGCTTCTTAAAAATCAAGTTAAAAAAGGTACTGTTAGTTATCTTTCAAAATTGGCAGCTATAATTTATAGTGAAGTTTTGGAAGACGGTACTTTAAATAAGGATGGTTCACCAGAAGTTATTGATAAAAAGGCAGATATTTTTGGTGACAATATGACGATGAATTATATTTCAGAATATCTATTATCAATATCAAAGTATTTAAATGTCAACATTTAACATTCCAACCTCTTGGGATGGTGTTACAGTAAGTCAGTTTAAAGAAATATTTAGTTTTAAAGAATCCGACTTTGATAACATCGAAGAGTATTTTATGCAAATACTTTCTATTTTATGTGATATCCCAATAAGTGATATTGAAGAAATGGATTATGAATTTTTAATGGAATCAATCCAAAAGATATTTTTTATAAATACATTACCAAATAAACCACCAAAACCTTTTATCAAGACTGATTATGGAATGCTTTATTTAAAAGACGATTTTAATAGGTTAACTGTTGGTGAATTTATTGATATCGAGAATTTAATGTTGAATAATCATAATGAAAATTTAAATTTAATTTTAGGTATTTTTTATAGGCATAAAGATGTTAAAAATAGTGCTCTTTATTTAGATACATACGAACCTTATGGTGACTGGATTTATCATCGTGCACCACTTTTTGAATATACTTATATCAACGATGTTTATGGTGTTATCAATAAATACTTAATTTTTAGAAAAGATTTTTTCGAAAGATATGCTGGTCTTTTTGACGACTCCGTTGTTGATGAAGAAGATATTGATGAAACTGATAGTATATCAAAAAGTGAAAAAATGAAAGATGATGAAAAACAAAAAAATATTAAAAAGTGGAGTTGGGATTTATTGATTTATAATTTGGCAAAAAAAGACCCCATAAAATTCGAAGAGGCAACCACGATGTCAGTTATCCAAGCATTCAACATATTTTCAATGAAAAAGGAACTTGGTTTAGAATGAACAATTTTTTAAAAAAAATAATTATTTATATAAATTTAAACTATGCTTCCACGCTATAAAATATCGATTAACCCTGAAGACCAAAAAGGTGATGAAAAATTAGGTATGACTCAAATAGCATACACTGCTAACCCAGCGATAATTACCAAAGGAGTTTATCTTAATAAAATAGATCAAAAATTTATTTTTACTGATGAACTAAAGTTGATTGTTGCCGCACCAGCACTTATACCGAATTTACCTATTTACAGAAGTGATGAAGAACTTGGTGAATATGAGGTTATTTTTGATGAACAAACTATTGAACAATTGCGTGAGGATTTTATGTCAAATCTAAATACCAATAACGCACAGTTTAATATTGACCACGATTCTAGTATTGAAGCACCTAGTTTTATTTTAGATAGTTGGATTACAGTAGAACCAGAAAATGACCCATCATTTACAAAATATGGTGTTCAGGTTCCAAAAGGTTCTTGGTTCGTGGTTTCAAAATTTAGAGATAAAGAATATTTTATCAACGAAATAGTAAAAAAAGAACGTTACGCCTATAGTATAGAAGGTTTTTTAGGACTAGCATTAAATAATACAAATAAAAATAAACAAAAAATGACAAAACAAAAATTCGAAAGAGCAACTCTTGAAGATGGAACTACTATTTATGTAAGTGCACTCGAAGTTGGTGGTGAAGTTATGGTTATCGATGAAAACGGAGATAAAGTTCCCGTATTCGATGCTGAACACATACTATCTGATGGCACAACTGTAGTTACCGTTGACGGTAAAATTACCGAAATCAGACCATTTGAGGAAATGGTTAAAGAAGAAATAGTTGAAGTTGAAAACCAAAAAATGGAATACCAAATTACTGATGAAGAAAGAACTGCTATCATATCTGAGGTAATGCAGATTTTAGACCCTAAGTTTGAAGAACTTTATAAAGTAATCGCTGAATTAAAAACCGTTATCGAAGGTGATGTGGTTGAAGATGATGCTGAGATTCAAATGGAAACCAAGTTATCAGCTGTTGATACATTAAGTAACTTCTTTAAAATGAACAAAATTTAAATTAAAATAATTATTTATAAAAATAAAATAAAAATAAAATTAAAAAAATAGAAAGATGTCAAACAAAAAAATGAACTTCGATTTAGCAATAGCATCAAACGCATTGTTATGTCCAAACCCGTCTGAATTTTACGCTAAAGCTTATATTACTCAAGCTATCGTTGATAATTTCAGAGTTATTCCAGGTGTAAAATCTAGCACCAAAGTTGCTACTGTTAACTTTCCAAGTGTATTAAAAGCTGAAACTTGTGATTTCACTGCTAACTCAGATGCTTTATCAGCAACTACTTTAAGTGTATGTCCTTTACAAGCACAAGTTCAAATCTGTAAAAAAGATTTAGAATCTTCTTACGTTTCTTTGGAAATGGCTAAAGGTTCAATGAACTGGACTGTTGATGGTTTTATGATGAACTATTGGGATGTATTATCAAAAGAAATTAACTCTGAAATCGCATCTATTATGTGGTTAGGTAATACAGCTGGTACAGGTAGTACTTATACTGGTTCAAATGCTTACAGAGCATTATGTGATGGTTTTGAAAAGAAATTATTAGCTGACGCTAGTGTAGTTGACGTTACGTTAACAGCTTCTACAGTTTCTAATGTTATTTCAAATATGGAAGCAGTATTCGCAGCCGCTCCAGCAGAAGTGTTATCAGCAAATAAAGCTGACTTGAGATTGTACGTAGCATCTGATGTTTTCGTGAAATTCCAAATAGCCGCTTCTAAAGGTAACACTATCTCTTATGTAACTGAATTGTTAGGTGCTAACTTCGCAGGTGTAAGAGTTACTGAATGTCCAGGTATGTCAGCTGGTAAAATGGTATTGACAAGAAGAGATAATTTAATTTATCTATTAGATGGTGAAAGTGATGCAACTGATTTAAAAGCTATTGACTTAACTCAAACAACTGGTCAACCATTGTTGAGAACAGCAGCTTATTTAAAAATCGGATTCGGTATCATCAACCCTAGTGAAATCGTTTACTTTAACTAATAAGTTTTAAACCAAAAACCCTTGTCAATAAAAGGCGAGGGTTTTTAAAAAAATAAAAATAAAAAATTAATAAACAAAAATAAAAATGGCTTGTAATACATCATTAACATCAATTTTAAAAGATTGTTCAAACAATATTGGTGGTATTACGAATTTTTATGTCGCACCAGCTGAGTTTGTATCCGCTACAACTTTAACCACAGGTACGATAACTGCAATCACTATGAGTGGTAACAGTAAATTCGTTGAATATCAATTCAATAAAAACACCGCCAACTACACTGAAGCTGGTACAATATCTTTGGAAAACGGTAGTACATTCTTTTTGCAAACTGTTAACTTAATAATTCCTCGTAGAGAAGTTGCTAAACGTAACGCGATTGCTTTGATTGCATCAGGACAAAGAGATTTAAAAATAATTATGAAAGATTCTAACGGTCTTTATTGGTACTGTGGGTATGAAAACTCTGCAAATCTAACCGCAACTGGTGAAGGTTCAGGAACTGCTAAAGGAGATGGTTCAAAATATTCGTTAACGTTTGTTGCTGAAGAACCTCAACAAATGCCAGAAGTATCATCATCTATCATCGCTGGAGTTATTTCTTAATTCCTTTAATATTACTGTAAAGATGAAAAGCCCTCGTTCAAGGAACGGGGGTTTTTTTGGTTATAAACAAATCCTTTTTTTAAATAATTAATGATATGATATATCTAAATCAAAATACTTCAAACACCATTATTTTGGAACTGACATCGGTTAGTGCACTTTTAAATCCATATTATGTTTTCAACTTTAATAATGATTTATATCCTGACCAGAATACAACGTTTACTGCAAACGATCAATCTAATTTTAAGTGTAGGTATAATCTCTTCACCATAACGTTAACTGGTGCAAGTAATACGAATTTATTGAATGGTACGTTAAATTTAAATGGAGGACAATATACTTATGATATTTACGAAACACCAATAAGTGGTAGTACTATTATAACAGGGTTAACCTCAATAACAACTGGTAAAGTTGTTGTCAATGGCGATAATCCATCAGTAGCTTCTATTTATTTATAAAATAACAAATTAAATAAAAAACAAAAACTATGAAAACAAAAGGATGTGGTTGCAAGGGTGAAAAAGGTACCCCAAAAAAACCTAATAATACAAAAAAATAAAAAACTATGGCTAATATATTAGATATTTTTAGAAAAAAAGAACCACAAATAGTGGATGAAAAAATCAGTTCTGCGGCGTTAAATAGTTCACTGTCAGCTTTTTCTATTGCGACTGACTATTCTCAACCGATCGAGTTTTTAAATAGAACAACAAAAGGATTTTTATATGGTGTTGATGGTTTATTTCCCCAGGAATTGAATAGTTTATACCATACATCACCTTTACATAGTGCTATATTAAACTTTAAACGATTGTTAACCACAGGTAATGGTAGTGATTATAATTTAGATGGTTTAAACGGTACCGATAAAATTACATTTATGCAGTTATTTAGTCAGTTTCAAACTAGTTTAAATAATATTTCAATGGATTATTTTATTCATTCTAGAATCTATTTAAAAGTAACTTGGAATAAAGACAATACCAAGGTCATAAAAGTAAAAAGAATATCACCAGAGCGTATTAGAATTGCTGATGTTAATGAAGAAATGGAACCTACTCACTTTTTATACAACTACGAT